TCATTCCCCACTACGTGGGGCCCCTTTTGCGTTGCGCGATGCGCTCGTCAAATAGCGCTCAAGAGCAAGGTGTTTATCTGCTGGATCATAATAAAACTCTGAAAAAATATCTTTCTCAGATGGTAGCATAGTGATAAATATACTAAAGCTATAATCGCTAGTCTTTTCACTTTTATAAGTCGTTATATCGCCAAGAATAGGAATATTTTCAATAAATGGAATAGTCTTTGTTGATTTAATTGTTTCTTTGCTATTAATACCGCCTATAAGAAATGAATTTGTATCAGTAAGATATACGTTTGTTTTTAGATGCCTACTTGAAATTCTAGGAGTTAATGTATCATCAAGCAAATTTTCTATATATAGATCCAAAGTAAAACTAACACTATCATTAGTAATCAAGACACTTGAAATATAAAGCTTTAAGCCAACATCTTGATATTCAACTTGGTTGGTAGTAATGCTTTGACTATTTTGAATATCGATTGATGATTTTTGAATAGGGGTTTTTATAACGCTCTCAATTACGCTATCTTTATTATCAATAACAGTAACTCTAGGATTATAGATAAGATCAGAAACGCCCTTTTCTTTAAGTAAATTAATAAGACTGGTGACAGAGTCTTTATTAACTTTGGTGCTATCGACCGTAAGAACGTTAGTAATAATTTTAAAATAAAAATGATCTAGTGGATTTAAAAGCGATTCTATACGTGGACCAATTTCTTTAAGTTTTGTGTTGTCTGTGCTAATAATAGTAAAGCTAAGCTGTCGTAATTGATAGCTAGTATCAAGCCCATTAATGAGATTATCAATAATCTTATACTGGCTTTCAGTCGTAATAAGCAATATCCTATCACTATAAACAGTATATTTTATATTTTCACTAAACAAAGACAAGGCAGATACAACATCTTCTTTGGAAATATGCTTAAATTTTATTATATAGTCTTTCAAAACTGGCTTATCTTCAACTTTTGGATTGTATATTAATAAAACGCTATCTTGAATTAGATAGTCAAGCCCATTAACATTTAAAATATCTTTAAGCAACTTAGAAAAAGTATCGGTATTGCTTAAATCAAGCGTAGGTAAAAACACATCAAAGTTAGTATCAACATTGCCACTAATAACAATATTTTTACCAGTTATAGAACTAATCTCGCCCAAGAAATCGTTAAAAGTAATATTTCGATATTCTAAGGCAGATAAACTACTTGTGAGTAGGAAACATAGAACTAGAATCAGTTTGTGGAGATTTTTCATTGCAAACCCTTTGTGATGAATTTTCTAGACCTTTTAAAACTCTTTCAAATTCTGAATTACAAGAAACAAAGTAATCAATGTAGTTGCCTGACTTCTTATCATGTAAGAATATATGGCAGTTAGAAGAAGAAAGAAGCTCCAAAAAGCTATCTAAAGATAAATCAATAGCGTAATTTCTAAATTTACAACCGCTTGGAAAACAAGTTATCCTTAGATAGATTTTATTATCGTTAAAAATAGTGGTATTAATATCTGATTTGTCTGCATCGTTTGAAATGGCTTTTATATTCTTAGAATCTGAAGCATTTAAATCAACAAATCTAGTTTCTTGTTTAGTTGATTGAGCTGGCTCATGCTTAGGCTCTAAAAATTTATAAACCACATAAGAAAAAACTATGAAAGCTAATAAAAATAAAATCTTTTTAGTTGCATAACTTTTATAAATTTCATTAGAACCACTACTATATAAATTTGATATTTTTTGATTAAATTTCAAATTCTCAGAATTAATAAGGTTATCATTTACCTGAGATGAAGTGCTATAAACTTTATACTTAAAAAGCTTGCTAAAAAGCCTTTTACCGCTAGGCTGAGCCATATACATTAATTCAGTATGAACTAAATACTCTCTATTTGTCTGACGCTTAGACTGAAAAAGAAAGATAATATCAATCCCAAAATGTCCGTGATAGCTTAAAAACCTACCCAAGCTATCATTAAACGTTTTAGTAAAGGTGTTATAGGCTTCATCGAGAACTATTAAACAATGATGATAATTTTCATATATGCCACTTTTTAAGGCATATTCATCATAATTATCTACATTGTCTAAAAAGCCATTTTCGTATTGAGAACTAAGCGTATATTCTTGACTAACAGCAGTAAGAAAATCATTTTTATCATATTGTTTTACAAAGCCATCAAAATGATCAAATTTTAAACCATTGATATTAGTATAAATAAATCTATACTTTGATTCGCCTTTTAAATGCAATTCATATTCATCATTTATTAGATGAACTGCTTTATAAGTTTTTCCAGATCGTGGAGGACCGATAATCAAACTAAGCATTTTATCTACTCATTAAAGTTAATAAGTCGGTAATTATCTTTGTCATATTAGCCCTAACATACAAGATAACCCTATAAAGCTGGAGAGCAAAGAAAAGGCTAAGAATAGATATAAATAAAGTCATAGCAGTAGAAAAAGCAGAAGCTAAACCGCTTTGGTGTAAAAATTCCATAGCAGAGTTTAAAACAGTCTGATTAGACAAGCCACCAAAAGAACCGCTAACGCTAGAGCCATAATCAAACATTTTAGGGATATACTCCCTAAGTAAATTCCAAATTTTCATAATAAATAAAATGGCATACCCAGCAAAAGCAATAAGAAAAGCTACAAAAGAAGCATAAATAGGGACAATAAAGGCTAAAATTGTATTTCTTATGCCAATTTTCTTTACCAGGAATTCAATAAAATTAACTATAAACCCACCAACGGCACCGATTAACCATTTCATGATTCACCACCTACTCTAAAAAGATATTTCAAAGAAAACATAATGATCTCGAAGCTAAACCAAATCGTGAAAAATAGAGTAAGAATAGACTTATAAGGAGCAACAAAACGACAAGGATCAATCTCAAATAAATTCTTAGTATTGCTACCAGGAGTTGGACCACTAATACTAAAAGGGCAAGTTCCTTTAGGAATATCAGGGGCATCAATGCCTTTATTAATAATATCAAGCGACTCGTTAAAGTTATTCATCAAATTATCAATATCGCCTTTAAAATTGTTAAGAAAATTAAAAGCATCATTAACAGAAATATCAAATTTAGTAAGCTCGCTTTGTAGTGCCGAAAAAGAAGTAGCAGTATTAACATTAGGCTCATAATTCCATTGCTCTTGCTGTTGATTTTTAATAGAAGTCAAAGTATCGTTTATAGTATCAAGCTTAGCACTATTTCTATTTAAAGCCTGCTCTAAAGAGCTTAAATCGATAGACTGGGTAGGCTGACTAGGAGTAGTCGTTGATGATGAACCGCCACTACTTGAACTAGATGAGCTACCAGATGAATTTGTTGATGTGCTATCTTTTGGAATAGAATTAGTAACCTTATTATCAGAAGTAATAGTATTAACATAACCAGTAGAAAATTTACTACTACCACTTGGGGTCTTATAAATATAAGAATAAGTTACATCTTGAACTTTAGAGCCACTTGGATTAGTAGTTTCAACAACATCAACATCGATAACGCTATTATCAGGAGTAACAATATTACCTTTATAAGTTGCTTTATTGCCAGCATTGCTAGTTTGCTTAATTGTCATAGGCAAATTTGGAGTAGGTTTATCAGAAGCCTTAAACATAGTATTTAAATCATAATCGAGATTTATATTTTTAACTTCATTAGGAACAGTTATCTCTTTTGTAGGGATAGGCTTAGACATATCCTTTAGCTTTGCAGTAACTATTGTATTATTCTCAAGTTTTGAAATGGAAGCATCTTTTGGTAAATCAAATTTTCTTAAATTTGGAGAAACATCGGCAGTTACTTGGGGCGATTTTACTATATTAGATGAAGCTGAAGCAGTGGTATCAAGCTTACCAGTTTCTTTAAAAACGCTGTTAAAAACAATAGCATTATCATCAACTGGATTAAGGTTAAAGACTGGCTCAGGACCTGAAATAGTAGCCTTAACATCAACTATTTGGGGGCGGTATTCTAATAAATTTAAATTAGCAGGCTTAGCACCACTAGAAAAAAGACCTTTTAAAAAAGACCCAAAAGAGCTAAGACCATTTTTAAAAGCATTAATGGGCAATGGAATCATAAAACCGCCCATAATGAAAAGATCATTTTCAAGCTGTATTTCAGCCTTAAATCGATTAACAGTTTCAGGAGCATAACAACCTTCAGGAAACTGCATACAAGTAGCCATTTCAGCACCACTAAGATTATCATAACAACCATCGTGAAACTGCCAACCCATTTTTTCACAAGTAGGTTTATCTATTTTAGGATCAGGCAAGCACTCTTCAACTATTTTATCTCTTAAAAGAAGCTCTACCTTTCTTTCATTATAGATCATAGGTTTAGGACACCAATCAGGGCGTTTTAATTCTGGCTCACATTTTCCAGTATTGTTATTAAAAATATGATCTTTAGGACAAGATACACACTGTTTAGTTTCAGAATTAAAAGCTTGATTAGCAGAACACTCAGCAAGGGGATCATTTACACGAAATTCAGTTATATTTGTATAAGTAAATAATTGACCATTTTTGGCATCACTTTCAGAATACAAATAAGAAGAATATTTATTAACATAAGAAAAATAACCACTATATCGAACCTTATCAACAAAATAATAATAATTTGTGTCAAAAAAATAACCACTTGATTTAGTTGGATTAAAATACAAATAATCTTTAACCACATAAGTACTAGAAACTCTGTAACTGCCAGTCTCTGGATTAGTACATTTAAAAAAACTTTTACCTAAGAAAAATTCACAATTTTCAACTGGAAAAATCGGACCAAAAAGATCATCAGTTATAACCCAAACATCTTTTGAAAAACCAAAAGAGCTTAAAAAACCAAGAAGGCAAAAAATCTTTATAAGAAATTTCATTGTAAATCCTTAAATACCTGACGCCCTGCGGTTGTCGCTTCTTTTTGTCCTGCGGAAAAAAAGAAGTTTAAAGCTTCGCAAGGAAAAATTTATATCTAAAAAACTATTTCACAAAAGAGAGAGCTATAACGTATATAAAAATAGGCACAAAAAAGAGAGAGAAAACATTTAAAAAATAATTAAATACATCATTGTTAAATACTTCAATCATCGTGTAGCTCCGACTATTATCAAACCAATAAGAAAAGAAAATGCTATAAGTATCGCAGAAAGACCCATTAGAAAGTTAAATTGATATTCATATATACCTAGATTTGGAATTAAATCATTTTTTTGAATGTAGCAAATATTAGTTTCAGTGTTAAATATATAGTTTGTTTGAAAATTAGAAAAAGAGTAATCAGAAGTAGAAACGCTATCATCAAAATTTACTAAAAATACTTTTTTATCTTTTACGTAGAAATCTTTAACGCAGATATTTAAATTAGGGATATATATAGCATTTTCTTTCATTATTTTAACCTTACAAGGGGAGTTAAAGCCCCCCTAATACTTACTTAATGAAGCCCTTAACCCTGCGAGCAATCATAAAGATGAAAGCGACAGCGATAACGCCAGCAAATACGTAATCGAACAAAGCATAATCAGCTTTAAGCGGATCGCTTGGAACAGTTGGAGCATCTGCCGCAAAAAGAACAGGAGCTGAAAGCAATGTAGAGCCAACAGCAGCAACTTTAACCTTAGTAGATTCTAGAAAATTTTTAACTTTTTCCATATCTAACTCCTTTTTGAAATTTTAGAGATAAATCTCTACAAAATTTAAGAAATAAACTTTGTAGAAATCGATAGAGCGGGAGAGGGTTTGCAACTCACATTAAGGCATAGCCCCCGCTTTTAACTATTTAGATGCTTTAGTTTCTTTCAAAAAAGGATTTTCATTGAAAACTTGGAAACTTAGAGTTTCATCAGGAAACATATATGCACCATTACGAGTATTTAAAAAACGATATGGAACAGCGATATATTTGCCTTTGACAGAATCAAATTTAGGCTTTAAAGAAAAGTCATAATTGATAGTTTCAGTTGATTTGACAAGATAGCCGTGTTGATCGCGACTTTCAAAAGTGATAGTTACATCAATAGACGATGCAACTTCGCCAGTCTTTTTGTCGATACGAGAAATTGGACGAACTTCGTCACAAAGGCCTAAAAGGTAAGTGTACATGTGTAGCTCCTTAAAAAATATTTGTTTGTAGCTAAGTATTTTAGGGGCAGAGCTACACCACCCCCAACAGTTTTACAACGTATTAAGGTTGTAACAAACAAGCCCCTAAACATCTCTACTCTGTTGCGGGCGGTAAGTTAAGTTATAAATTCATAAGATATTGCTAAAATCCTATTGCTTAATTAGAATTATTGCAATTTCTTAAAAGGAATTATTGCATAATAATTATAAAACAAATCTTAAATATTGGAATAATTTCAAGAAATGAACAAAAGAGAAGTAGCCGAATTCATCGGAAAAGATATAAAAACTATCTATAACTGGGAAAAAAATAACCCAAACCTATACAAAATACTAGAATTTTACTTTCAAAAAGAAAGTGAAATTAATCCAAAGCATAAAGAGCTAATAGAACTATTTGATAAGTTAAACGAGAAAGAACAAGATTTTTACATATCAGATATAAAAGCGAGAATACTTAAAAAAGAGATAGGAGGATAAATGAAAATACTAACAGCCCTATCGTTGTTTTGTATTTTTTTAATGGCAAATCCCATAGAAATACGCATAGATAAAAAGAATGAACAAGAAAAATACATAAAAGATTTAAATTTAATAGGCGACTGGAATATTGAAACGCAAAGATACTTTATAAATTTTATACTCACAGCAGGCAGTAACTGGAATATAAGTTTTGAAAAAAATCACGAAATTTTACTTGATAATCAACCAAGAGAAATGTTTTGGAAATACAACAACGAAAAAGGGGAAATAAGCATTTACAACAAAAAAGAAATAACAATATACGGCGGAGATGAAATAATTTTAAAAGAATACATAGGAAATAAATGCTTTAAAGCAGAACTAAACAAAAACCACCAAATAAAAATGTGTAAAACAAAAGGAACAATAGTAAATAACGTAAAAGACTTGATAAAAATAGAAATGAAATAAAGTATATAGTATTCAAATCCCTCTCTGTCCGCCACCAACACAATATTTTTCTTTACAACTTCCCTAAATTTCGGTGTTTTAACTGCATTTATTAGCAGATATTTTTGTCTTAAATTTCAGACAAATCAGCTTTGTTACAGAAAATTTGCACTTTTGTTACAGAAACTAGGATCATTCTATGAGCTCTAGATTGATCACAAAGGTTTCCAACAGACCAAATTTTTACTTTTTTGATACTGCTCTTAAAGATGGCAAAAAGCTAACTGTTAAATTTTGCCTTTTCACAAAAGATATAGATGAGGCGGTAAGACTAGCAAATTCTATAAAAGCCGCAGCCAACGAAGCTCTTGCTAATAAGATAACCACAACACATGCAAACTCTAAAAGTCTAAGAGCCTTGATAAACATTAAAAGGCAAAATGAGCGGTGCATTAAACAAAATGGCATATTTTTAGATGTTAGCGAATATAAAGAGCTCTCACAAGAGGTGATAGCTAAATTTTATAATCTAGTAGTTCCAGAAGAAAAGCTTAAAAACGAGCTCAAAACATTATTAGACACATCTTTAAGTCCAAAAGAAACCTCGCCACGTATCTTTTGAAGCGGTAGCCAAAAGATACGTGGCGACCGAGTGTTTAAAACTAAAATCCAGTGATAAGACAAAGGGCTATTATGTTAAGACTGGCAAGCTCCTGGATGAGTTTTTTAAAGATCATCAAGGTAAAGAGTTTAGCTACAGCGACGCTGAAAACTTTCAAACAACTCTAGCAAGCAAAAAGCTCAACAAAAAGACCATCAACAACTACACATCTTACTCAAAAAGGCTCTTTGACTATGCCATAAAGACGGGCAAGCTCACGACCAATCCTTTTAAAATGCTTACATCTTTTAAAATTTCAGCCGACGAGAAGTCGCCAAAAGATAACTTTAGCCTAGATGAACTAAAAATAGTTTTTGATACTAAAAGGCTTGATCTACAAAACTATATGATGTTTGCTCTTCATACTGGGCTAAGACTTAATGAAATTTGGCAACTTGACAGCAAAAGTGTAGGCGAAGAAGATGGCATAAAATTTATAAATGTTAAGATTGCCAAGCAAAAAGGAGGCGTTAGCAAATATAGACAAATTCCGCTACATCATAATATTGAGCACTTGGGTGATTTGAAGTGGTTAGAGCAAATCAAGAAAGGAAAAGAGAGCAGTGATTATTTTGGAAAGCGACTAAATAGACATATCCACAAATCTATCCCAAGTGCAAATGTTAGTTTTCACAGACTACGTGGCAATTTCGCAAAAGCCATTAAAGACTATTGTTTGGAAAATTCTCTAGCAGATCTTACTTCCGTTCTTTTGGGTCATAGCACAGACCTAGCAACTGACACATATGTAAAAGGAGTGTCCTTGAAAGCTAAAAAAGAGGCATTAAAGGGACTTAATGACTATTATTTACTAATTATTTAAAAATACCTATTTTGAAAAGTATGATTAGGTGGTAGAGGTTGTAACTACCTTGGTGTAAATTATAGAGATGGCGCTGGCTTTGACAAAAATATGCAAAACGCATACTCTTACTTCAAAAAATCTTGTTATGACTACAACTATGCTAGGGGATGCATAAATTTAGGCGAAATATTATGCAAATATGGCAATTATACCAATGCAAAACAAGAGGCATAAGACGCGCTAAACAAAGCATACTATAAACTGGGCGACAAAAAAGCACTAGATATACTTAATCAATATTTTAGCTACTAAAAACTCATGGGAAGCTCTCCCATGAGTAAATTTACATCTTATAAAACCTGCCAGAGCTTTTTATCTACCATTAGACCTTCCTCTTTACCACAATTCATCCATAAATTTTTTAGTCTGTTTATTTCTTTCTTTATCAACCAACTTTTTAAGTAGAGCATGGTCATTTTCACTAAAATCATAAAATTTACTAACAAAAAGAGAGAGTGCGTATGTATTTACAATAGAGTTTAAAAATTGTGCTATCAATTAATCTATAAAGAGAGCTGAAAATAAAACATATATTTATACAATTTAAGTATTCAGTAAGAATAATTCTTATATTATTTTTCGCTTAGTAAATAAATTTCAAACACGGAATCAGTTATGAAAAATCTTTTAAAAATAATAGTTTTTGTTGCTTTTTCTTTAAATTTCTTGTATGCAAAAGCTACGATACTAGTAGATGGCTACACAAAAAAATTGCTTTTTATGAACTTAAAAGATGGTGGCACTATCTATGTAGATAACGAAAAAAGAGGAGTGACATCTTTAAAAGAGCCAGCATCCATTTTAGCCGAAAATGGCAAGCATGAAATAAAAGTATGCTTTCCAGATGGAAAAAGCACAACACATAAAATATGTGGGGAGCAAAACGTCACCCTATCAGATAATGTACAAATAAATATAAAAATAAAAGCAGACAAACTTACCGAGATGTCGCCACTAGAAAAAAATGAAGCAAAATGTCAATATGGAGATTTAGGGGCTTGTATTGTTTTGGGGATGAACTATTATAGTGATAAAAATGCACAAAAAGACTACAAAAAGGCAGATGAGCTATATCAAAAAGCTTGTGATGGTGGAAATATGAGCAGCTGCGTTGATGTTGGTTTTGCTTATATGTATGGCAAAGGCGTAGAAAAGGATACCAAAAAAGCGATAGATCTTTTTAAGAAAGCTTGTGAAAAAGGTGAAATGAGTGGTTGTGTTGTTTTAGCAGATGCATTTGAGCACGGCAAAGGGATAAAAAAAGATCCTGTAGAGGCTATGCGCCTATATGAAAATGCTTGTAATGGAGGCAATATGGCAGGTTGTGTTAAATTAGGGATCGCATATAAATATGAAACATGTGGTATAAAAAGCGTTTCAGAAGCAACAAAACTGTTTGAAAAAGTTTGCGATAGTGGGTATGAATGGGGATGCTACTATTTAAATCAGTTAAAATCTCAAAGATATTACTAGAGCCATATAAAAAGGCTTTAGATAACGTAAAACTAATTCAAAGGGCGAGCAATCGCCCATCTTTTTATAAATTTTCATATTTTTTAAATTTATTTTTAATCACTTAAGCTAAAAATCAAATTTAAAATATGGTAAAAAACTATAAAAA